CATCGTAAGAACCACTTGCTTCACTTGCATCATAGTCTAAAGAATATAAAGCTACACCACTTGAATCGCCAAAAATATCAGTAGTTTCAGTATTACAAGCTGCATCACCTGCACCTGTATTAATTATTCTTCTACCTAAACTCATGTTTACTCTGGTTTTTCAGCAGGAGGAAAAAACTGTACATTATAAAGCAATGCAGTCTTATAAGACTTCTTGGCATTTACTTCAGCTTCTAACCTGTCGGCTTCTGTAAGTATACTTGCTCTTTCTGTTGCTACATCTGAACTAATAGCAATATCTCTCTCTGATTTTCTTATAACTTGCCAATCGGTAGGTTGTAATAACTGACCTGCTTTTGACTTAATCTCTGATATCTTACTTGCTTTGATGTCTGCTAACTTATACCTCTTTTCTTTTTCACCAGTTGGCTCACCATCTTCTCCAATAACATCTACCTCCTTGTTAAAGTCAATATCAGTAACATCATAAGTTACTATCTTTTTCTTTTTATCAAAGTATAAACCTCCTTTGGTTTGAGTTAGTGGATTAAAGGATGGTCTTACAATATCATAAAAACCCTCTGCTTCTAGAACTTCGGCAGATGCATTTCTGAAGTTCACGATATGTCCTGACTTTCCATTCCAAGAGCTTGGTAATATTTTATATGGATAAATTCCTGTATTGGTAACTTGTGCTTTCATAATTATGGTGTTGTATCTGCAGCAAAAGAATTTACTGTATAATTTACGATAGAAGCACCATTACTTTCTTTTACGCACACTAGAGTAATGTGATTAGTCTTGCTTGTATCAAAGTCTGTGCTTCCTATTTTATTAAATGTTGTAGTTCCTAATCCTGTACCACCTGCAAAAGTTATTGCCGCACTTGACAATGTGCCAGAGAGAATTAAATCAACCACTTGATTTTGTTTCATGTCATTAAATGTATAAGTAGCTGTAGCGACATTACCTGTTATCAAGAAAACACTTGCATCATCACACTCAATAGATAAGTTTCCTGTACCACTATGATCTATTTTAGCGGTGTATCTGTTCTCTAACATCGAATGAGTTACAGTGTCACTATCGCCTGTAGCAATTAATGTACCTGTCGCTGATGGTAATGTCAAAACTGCACTACTTCCTGCTGAATGTGGTTGTGCTTGTAGAGTTTGTGCATGAGCATTACTTGATTCACAATAGAACTTCATTTTGGCAACATTACCTGTGCCTGTTCTAATATCAATCTGACCATCGGTTACAGTAACTCCGCCAGAACTTCCATCACCTCCAGCAATTAAAGATGTACCATCAAATGTAAGATTTGCTTCTGCATTACCATTACCCGCACTAGATGAAGTAATTACTCTATTATTAGATTCATTAGCTACTATTAATCCTCCATCGGGTGTCGTTTGTGAAATCCAAGTGAATCCCCCAGATGCATGATCGTAAGACAACACAAAGTTATCTTCGCTTGATGTTGCTGTGTTTGTTGTAGCTAGTTCTACAGCTTTTACTGAAGCATCAGCCATTCTAGCATTAGTAACAAAATTGTCAGCATATATTTCTGTAAAGTTTGAATTTACTTTTACAAAAGCATCTCTAATAAAATCACCAGTGCCATCATTAGCTACACTACCTACACCTATAGTTTGTTGTGCCATAATTTATAATTTATTATAAAAACAATAAATGAAATAACTACTTTTTTTTAAGAAAGCCTTTTAGTTTTACTTCATTCTTCTTTTTATGCTTATACCTCTTTTTTTCTTTTTGTCCTTCTTCTTTTTCTTCTTCTTTTGGTACATAATTAAAAAACCCATCCATTAAATAAAACTTCTTTGTCAGGATATACATCCTCGTTTTGATTTGTATAATATTCAGGAAAATCATTTGGAGCATGAAAACTCATGTATTCTACAAATCTATTTGTATAATACTCTGCATAGTCCTTCTCCTTAGCCACTAAAGAATCTACTTCTGTTTTGTCAGCTATCTCGCTATTTTCACTTGAATGTTTAAATACACCTCCATTGCTGATAGTATATGCAGCAAATCCTAAATATTCAGCCATAGCAAAGTGTATAAGCATAGGCTGTATATAATCGTTCACCAAAGTCAAGTAATTACCTGTTAAACTTGATGAAAGAATATCTGAACTAATTTTATCATATAAGTCAGTTCCCACATAATTTCTTACATGAATCTCTTGAGCTAACTTTACAAAATGAATAAACTTATCTGTATCTACAGAACCGCTTAGAGCTGTATTTTTTACTAAATCTTCTCTCTTTATAAATATTGCAGTTGGCATTATTCTTCTATATTATTACGTTGTACAGCTTCATCCATATCTTCTGGCTTAATACCAGTCTCTTTTTCTACCTCAGCATCTGTAATTGCATTTGTAAGATCAGTAAATTCAAGTGGCTGAAGTGTTCTAAAATACAAATCTAAATCAATATCATTATATTCTAATATTCTTTGTAATTCATCAATAATGGTAACCTGCATAGGTCTTATAACAGTATTGTCCATAAGTATGGATGCTGTCTGTAATTCCTCTGCGTTATTTCCAAGACCTGTTTGATCTTTTATACCAACAAGCATGGGAGATATAATTCTATGGGATACCATGACTTTTTTCATAGATTCATCTGATAAGAATTGATACTGCTGATGAGCATCAGATAATTCTACAGGTTCAATAGTTGCTGCTAAATCTTTACTGTCATTAAATGCTAATATAAATTTACCTGCGTTTGAACTGCCACTGAATTTATTGTAGATAGCTCTTTCGATTTCATCTCTCTGCTCCTTGTCAGGCTGTCCATTGTTGAAGTTAATAAGCATCGAAGGAGAAAGACCATTCTGTATATTATTAATGTGAAAGTTTGCTACTTCTTCTTCTATTTGGCAATATTGTAACCCTCCCTGATAATCTACAGGTGAATAGTAATAATACCCAGCTCTGTAGGGTCTTATATATAATATCTCAATACCTGAATTGTTTGTGCCAAAAGCTGGTATTCTCTTAGGCTTATTTTTTAAAGACACCTCTTGCCAGTCAGGAGAGTAGTAATAAGCTTCAACTTCACCTCCATCTGATGCTTTTTCGGCTCTAAGAGTTTCTACAGGTATGTGTTCAACTTGGACAATCCTGCTTCCATCTTTAGAATATATTACTTGCAAAGCAGCTTGACCCATCATCTTAAAGTCATAGCAAGTTTTTTTCATGCAGTCCTTTTTAAATAACTCTTTCATCATCTGATAAGATTCAGAGTTTTCGTCAGTGTTTACAGCGTCTAAACCTCTGCCATAAATCATTTCTGCTATTCCATTTATAGCTGCATTATTAGTAGGCGATCCATTATACCTATCTATTAAATACTGAAAATAATCATTCTGATCTCCGTATTCAACCCAGTCATTCTTTTTAGATTCAAAAACCTCTGGCTTAGTATAGCTACTTAAATTAAGAATATGAACCGCTTGTTTACTAATCGGTATACTTTGTGTATTAGTTTTTCTTGCTCTATTTATACTTTTATTTGCCATTATATAATAACGTATTCGTTGTCAAAACTTTCTTCGTGAGTATATTCTTGATCATTTACAGTATACCTATCAAGGTTTGTCTGATCAGTGCAAAATATTAAACCCTTATATATAGTCGTTGAACTATCTTTTACAGTGAATCCGTAAGTGTTTCCTTCTTTCAAAGCAAAGCTTCCAGATAAAACCATATAATCACCAGAATCACTCTTTGACACACTAACTGTCGAAGTTTTTCTTTGAGATTTATCAAATAGAGTAAAGGTAGGACTTGTTGCATCAGCCCTTGGTATAATCTTAATAGATTGGCTATCTGTAGAAGTAGATAATATCTCCATATATAATAAACCTAAAAGTAAGAAATTGTTTTTAAACAAAAAAGGGGAGTATACCTCCCCTGATTTGATCGAACTATCTCCCCCTTATGGAGTTCTTAAAGTAGACTGAGTTTCATTAGCTGAACCTAAACCTGCAAATGGATTGTTGTCTTGACCTCCATTTATAAAGTTAGGCATTGTTGTTTCATTTGCTGTGAACTCAAGTGTATAGCCTTGCATATCTCCCATCGCTGTTCCAGTTACCATAGTTCCGCCTGTGACTTCAGCACCATGCTGCATCCCAACTAATAGGAATTTATCGTCAAAAGTTTGTACAACTATATGTGGTCTACCGAAAGCAATAAGCTTTAGCTCTTTGTTATCTTCTTTGGTAAGTTTATGTAAAGAGACTGATAGATTCTGCTCAAAGAATGTTGTGCCATTCTCTAAAGACGTATTGATATTTGTTTCTAATGATGAGTTGCCTTTGACATCATATCTATGGTAATTGAACGTACCATTGAGATCAGTCACTTCATCGTTACTTGTAGTAATATCATTTAGTCCCCCAAAATCTACAAAATATATTTTTTTTATACCTCCTACAGCATCTTTACATGGCTTTTGTCTACCCCCTGTTAAAGTACATGACATAATTTTAAATATTTTAAGTTTAACAAAAAAGGGTAGGCAGACAGACGTTTACCTACCCTTATATAATTTAGAAAGCTATTTTATGTATAAAGTACAATTTCGCTTCCAATACCATGCTGGATACCAGCAGTAAAACGCATTACCACTCTTACGTTTTGTGATCCATCTACATCTGCCATATCGATAACTTTAACTTCGTTATGATCAGATAATAGTCCAGTTCCAAAGAATAGGTTGCTCTTTTGAGCTGCTACCATAATATTAGCTGGTAAACCTTTCGCTAAAACTACATTGATTCCATCGAAAGTAAGGTTACCTCCATTGAACCATTGAGTACCTTTGTTGTCAGTACCAGCAGCTCCTACGTTACTAGAAAATCCTCCTAAAGCTCTTACATAAGCTCTGTATACGTTAGAAGCTACATAGATGAATAAATCTTCTTTTCCATATACTGTAGAAGGAATTGCATCTGCTACAGCTCCGATCTGAGCAATAGCGTTTGCAGCAGTTACATCGGTAGCAGTAACGTCTACTACATCTGAATCTGATGCTAAAGTTTGCTTGAATCCGTCAAACTGTCCAGTAGTTCCGTTAGCACCATTCCAAATGTTTGTTTCCATTCTTTGTGCTACTTTATCAGCTACATGAGCTAAAAGAAAATCAGTGAAGTTTTCAGGCAAATTTGAGTATGCTGAAAAGCCCATAGATACTGCTTCCCAATCTGAGATAAAGTCTTTTTTACATACAGTTAAATTTACTTGAAATTCTTCTGGCTGTAAGATTCTTTCAGTTAAAGTGATTGTGCTAGTGTCTGTGTAGTCACAAGTTGCATCTTTTACGATGTCATCAGTTGCTACTTTCTTTAACACTTCTTTAAATTTTACATTAGGCTTAATGGTGATTAGATCATTAGCCAAAGTGTCTCCGCTTAAAAGTGCAGCCGATATGTATTTACCAGCAAACTCTCCAGCGTAAGTTGATGTGATTGATGTTGTTGTTGCCATTTTTTATAATTTATTATTTAGAAATTCTTTGCATAACCCTATCAAGAGTAGTTTGCGGTCTGTTATTACCTAGATTAAGGTCTAGCTTTTTAGAGTCAGACTCAGGGCTGTGCTTAATAGGCTCTGCTGCTGGTTCTGCTGAAAGCTTTTCTACTTCTTTAGATAATTCTTCTTTCTGGCTTTTGTATTTATCTACTTCAGCCATCATTTTTTGCTTGATTGCTTCTATCTCTGCTTTTAAACCTGTTGTAACTTCATTAAAAGCATCCATTGTAACATAAGTCTTTACGTCAGGAGCTTCTTCAGCTTCAACTGGTTCTGGAGTAGGAGCAGGAGCTTCATCTTCGTCTTTAAGATCAGTAGAAAGCTCTTGTGAAGATGCTTCTACTTTTTCAGAAACGACATCTTCGTTTTCAATACCTTGTGCCATTTCATCTTCTTTAGTGAGAACACTTAGTTTTTCAAGTATCTCATTTAGAATTGTTGTTGAATTATTTTCCATGCTTAAAATTTTATAACTAATAAACCTACTATTAAATTTTTGTTGCCTTTTATACTTTTCCAATACCCTGAGCTTGAAGGCTTCCATCGCAACAATCTCTATGGTAAGACCTTCCATCTGGGCAAAGACATCCCCTTCTATCATTGTCTGGAGATGTCCTGCTATGGGTAAATTTGTTTCTGAATTTGTTTATTCTTCTTCTAAAGTAATTCATGCTCTTCTAGATTTAGGATGTTTCTTTGGAAGTAGATCGTTATCGGTAGTATATTTTGCGTTTTGTGGTCTACCATTCTTTACTAAGTAGAGAAAGGCATTAACCCTTGCAAAAGCCCACTGACTAGCTGAACGCACTTTTGGGCTACGAGATGTATTGTAAGCTCCAAGCCCACGCTGATAAACAGAAGCAAGGACACCAGTAGTGACACCATACCCCAATTTACTTTTATATTTCTTATTAAATTCATCAGATTTCTTTTTTAATGTTGCTCTGTCTCTTGCAGATACTTTAGCACCAGTTTTACCTTTTGCTGTTCCTCTAGCTGTACCTTTGCCTTTGGGATTAGGATTAGGTGTGCCAGATTTTGGTGCTTTTGGACTTTTTACAATGCCACCTCTTTTGCCAACTTTAGCAAGTTTGTGCTTCTCACATGGCATAAACCACTCTTTATCATCTAATACATGAACATGAAATCCATCGCATCCCATATCCTTGGCTTTTTCAATAGCCATTTCTTTGGTAGAATAAGCTGCTCTATCATCAATGATGGCTATTTTTTCATCTATTACTTGTGTAATTAAATCTATCTCCCCAAGCTCTTTTAGTTTTGATTCTGCCCATCTAAGCCCTGCTTTTCCTCCCCATGCATCATACATAAGTTTTCCACAACCATCTGTATATGATGTAGACACCTCTAAGTCTTTTGCATGTCTAAGAAGAAAGCTTCTCATCCTTTTTATGGTTGATACCGATAGATTAGATTTTGTTGCCAACATCGATGCTCTGCGTTTTCCTACAGGTGTTCCGCAAGAACCCCAGCCATTTTCATCTACAAATTCTAATACTCTTTTTGCATTATTTACAACTGCTTTTGGATAATCGTTATAAGTTGCTAGTTTATATTTTTTGGATACTATAAAATCTTGTATCTCTAATAATATTTCTTTGGCATAAGTCTCTTGAATATCATTTCTAATCTCAGACATATTTATCTTATCAGTGAAATAACCTTCTATAGAAAATCCTTTTACAAGTCCAGTTTTAACATACTTTTCCCATACCTCTTCATTATTAACTTTCATAGAGACCATCCATGTTCCTACTGGCATATCTAGATCATACTTTCTAGTTTTGTCATGGGTTTCATCCTCTACAATCCAACTCTCTACAACTGATAAACCATGTAGATCAGCTTGATGTTCTAAGGTAGACTTGTTTTGATTACCCCTCATTAAAAATAACTCACTAGCTTTTCTTACAGTGTCACTAGAGAAATAAATATAAAACTCATCTTCACCTTCTTTTCTGTAGATGTTTCTGTCAGGAACTAAAGCAGCCCCCATAAGAATACGCTTCTCTTTATCTACCTCTGCAAGTTTTAGCTTAGGTTGTTTGTTAAGAGCTATAAAGTTTTCCTCTATAGCTGGTTTGTCCACTATCGAAATAGCTTCAATGCCTGAAAGCATTGCTTCTTCGTCTATAAGTAATTCTATTATTTTCATATTGCTGCTACATTTGTTGTTCTATCTGCTTTATTGCCAAAATTTACTAAATCATCATATACTAAGTTTACTTTTATTGCTTCTTGATTTTGTGCTAATACTCTACCAAGTTGTGAAGTCTCTGAAGCTCCTACTATATTGAAATCTGGCGCGGTTACGCTTTGTTGCCCTGCACCTCTCATTGATCCTGAACTACCTGCACCACTACCACCTTGTGGAATCTTAGTTGACATTATTGATCTAACTGAGGCAAAACCTTTAAGAGCTACTGTAGCTGCTGCTATAAAGTTAAACGGAGGTTTAAGCGTTAATGCGCTGGTTATACCTTCATGAACATTCATTATAGCCATAGCTACAGCAGCAGCTTTACCTACTGCGCTTCCTTCACCTGCTGCTTGAACAATAGCATCTCCTAAATCAAAAAGCATTTCTTTTTTTGCTTCATTCGTTTTTTTTGCAATAAGTAAATCTTTAGCGGCTGTAGCTTCTTGAGCTTTTATACTATTGACAGCTCCAATATTTTCTCTTTCTATTCTTTTTGTCATTAATTCATCCTCCGCCATAACCCTTTCTATAGCAAAGGTTGCAGACCGACCTTGAAACTTAATTAAATCCTCTTCAAATCTGAGCTTTAATCTATTTAACTCTAAAAATGCTTCCCTTTCTCTTTGTATGGCAGATATCTGTTTTTCTGTTATTTCGAGAAATTCATGTCTTTTACCTATAAGATTATCCTCGGCAGTACCAAGCTGCAGCATTTGATTAGTTAAATCATTCAATATAGATTCACTTTCAGCCATATCTTTGTTGCGTTCCTTCTCTACTTCTGAAAGTTGGTCTTGTATCTTTTTTCTTTGAAGTAATTTCTGTTCTTGACTGTCAAGTTTTTCGTTTACTTCAATTATAAGACCACCTAAAGCACCCAATCCTAAGTTTCTAAGTATAGGATTATCGGCAATAGCTCTAATAACATTATTATACCTCTCAATAAATCTATTGAAGAAATCTATTACAGGTTGAAAAGCTGACTGTAAAAGAGTAAAAAACTTAAATATTTTACTATTTTCTTTTTGTCTAATTTCTGCTATTTCCTCAAAGAACTTTTTCTCTCGTGCTTTTATTCTTTCAAGTACAGCCTGTATTTTTGTTTCTAGTATCCTTATTTTAATTTGTTTTCCAAGAAGTTCTATTGATTCTTTAGTAAGTTTATTACTAGCATCTAATTCAATATTATTTAAACCTGTTATTTTTTTTAGCTTCTTGAGGGCTTCTTCACTCTCTACAAAAGATAAAGTACCACTATCTATAGCACTCATCAAAACACTTACTTGAGATTGAAAATCTCTTGTACTTGCTTCTGCAAGACCTAAAGCTCTTGATAAAGAATCGGCTTCTTTTCTTGATTCTTGAAATTTCTTTATCATTTTAGGTAAAAATGAAATAAGAAGTTGTATACCTATAATTATTGCAGAATTTAAAGTAAGTAACTTAGAAAAAGCAGCTCGTACTCCTCCCGCAGCATTTGCTGACATCTGAAACAAGTTGATAAGCTGAGACAAGTTGTTCCCTATTGCCATAAAACCAAAACTAGCATCAGATGCAAGTCTACTGGTTTCCATGAGTATTGCATTATTAAGCCCAGCGTTAGCTGTATTTTTATTAAATTTTTTCGTAGTTTTTTGGGTTTCTCTACCAAGATTACCCATCTGCTCGGCTGTTTTATTTATAGAGCCAGATGTATCTAATACTTTAAATTCTACTAATATCTTTTTCATGATCTATAAATTCTTCTTTTTGTGTGGTTAATAACATCTTTCATGTTTCTTACAGCTCTATATTTTCCTTTTGCTATATCTATATTTTCAGATACACCATAAAAATCATCAATATTCAATAAGTCTAATATTCCTTTTATCATATTATTGTGTCTATGTCAGGTATAAGATTCAACAATTCAAGTTCTGATGCTCCAGTATTAAGGTTAGTTTTAATAGAGTTTATTCTATATAATTTATCACCTATTTTAAACTGATCGTTTAGCTTATATTGAGTGAGTGTTTTAGCTGGTAAAAAACATTTAAATTTATATAATCTTTTTTTGTCACTAAAAAGACTCAATATATAGTTTCTATAATATGTCAGAAACAAAGAATTATCACTAACTGTTCCATCAGTAGCAAAGTCTGCATAATCAATCCTGTTCCATTCGTCAAACTCACTATCAAAATTTAGGTTATGGGCAGGAGCAGTGGATACACTTCCTTCTTCATTAGAATTAGATGGTCTCCAATAAGCAGATAATTCATCAGCACTCCCAGTACCATCTCCTATCCAGTTTATACCTTCACCACCTGTTATAGTTTGATGTATACCATAAAATAAAAGTGGTTTTATATTTACAGAATTATAATTTCCCTTTGGAGGTGTAAGCTCCTCATGTTTGAAACTACCTCCTGCTGCATACCCCCATTGTATGTCGGTTACTGAATTGTCACCTTTATCATATAATCTCTCATATTTTAAATGAGAAAATGGTAATTTAATCTCATAATTTTGACCAATATCCGAATAGTCCAGCTCTTCGTAAAAACTATTGCCAAACACCTTATCAAATTTAGCTAGATGCTGTGCCATTAAAACTGTATCTGTTTCTTGATATTCAAAAGAAACCTTAGTAAATGGTCTTGCAGGTGATATTGTATGAGAATCTACATCTACAAAATCTGTAATATCAATAGTCCCCTTACTCATATTATTTACTGCATCAGCATAAAAGTCGTCTAGAGTTCTAACTTCTATTACAGGAATTGAAGCAACTGGTTGCTGAACAAATGCAGTAAGATTAAACATCCTAAAAAGACCAGATAAAAAATCTATTACTTTCATATCTGGAAAATGTTTTCCTATATCAAAGGTTTCTGCTGTTTGAATTAGGCTACCTCCATTTACAGTGTATGTAGCAGATTGCTCTTCTGCTCCTAGCCTTGCGTGTCTAGAAACTTTTACTGTAACGTTAAATTTAATTGCAGTGTCAGATATAACTTCCCAAACCATATTATATCTTCTTGAGTAGTTATATGCATATATAAATCCAGTGTCAAGCGTTTGACTTGTAGCACCAGAAACTTGTTTAGAAGCAAAAACTTGACCTGTATTAGTGTCTACTATTCTTAGTGTAATAATCACAGAAGCAGCACTATTTCCGTTTGTAAGAGTAATATTAGTAAGAGTTAAGACTGATTTGTAATCATGATTCTGCAAGCCAAAAACTGAAAAATTCCATTTACCACTTGGTGATATTTGTAGCTGAGTGTCAGTAAAGGAATCTGTAGTAACAAATGTATCGTCTAGTCTTATTACTTTTTCTGTCTCTTCTTCTATTCCCTCATATTCTATAATGTCATTTTTTTCTCTTGAGAGCCACATATACAGATTGGTGATTGGAGTAGTGTCAAAGAATCCAGTAAAAGATATATTAAATCTTGTTTCTATAGCATCCAATATTCTCTGCACCTTTATAGCTGGTTTTAAGTCAGTATATTTTAAGCCTCTGTTAGTATCTGGACTACTTGCATGATAAAGATTACCATCATAATTAGTTGTACCTGATCCTGAATCGTAGTACAATCTTTTTGTGGTGGTGATAAGTGGATATATTACATTTGCAGATAATATTGCAGAAGAGTTGACTAATCCATTCTTAACTTGATTGGCAGTGTAATCATGATTATATGCTGAAATGTCTAAAGATGAAAGTTTGTGATCTCTAATCTTATCTTTGAGAATTATTAAGCCACCATAAAATATAACTGTATATGAAGATACCTTGTTATTTTTCATGTCTATAGAATCGAGATATAAAAATCCTTCTCTGTATGGCTGATAATTTAAATATATTTTAGCTTCTCTTTTTAGGTTAGCATCATATCCATCAATATCTGGATTGTAGAAGTGTTTGAAATATTTGTTATTTACGCTATTAGCAGGTATTTTGAATGTTCTAGAGAAGTCAGAGAATATTTTAGCAATGTCTTTGGCATCTTGAATTGAAGAAACAAGCGTAATAGATTCATCGTCAAATAAATCTAATTTAACGTAATCCTTACTACCAGAGGTTTGCTCAACATATAACTGAATTTTTATCATCTTATATCTTGTATATAATTGTTTGCCAATTCAAACTCTACTGTAAAGTTTATAAGCTTTTCGTTTACTTCTTTTTTTTCATTGAATGAATTAGTAATCGGAACAATAGGGATAACTTTAGAATCTTCATGTATATAACAATGTTCAGTAACCATTAACTGCTTAATTACTTCGTTATGATCCTCTGTAACAAATCCAGTATTTAGTCTTATTTTTTGAGTTGCCCTGACATCTATAGTCTGTCTAGAATGACCTTGTGCAGAAAAACTTACACCTGTTGTTCCAATATCTATAATTGATCTTTTGTATGTTTCTCTTTCTGATTCAAATGTATCATCTCTACGTTTGAAAAACCATAAGTCTTGGATTACGCCAAATTTATTAAGAAAAGATATTTTAAATGGTGTATGTTTACACTCTTCAATACTTTTGATAAATCTAGTTTCTGTACTTCCATCTGGTGAGGTAATTGTTACTTTATCAGAGTTGATCGGTACTTCTGTCTGTCTTTGAAACTTTGTAGAATCTGGAGTTCTTAAAGAGACTATATCAGCACGATAAACATTTGTGTCTGATCTAATTTCTGTAGTATCAGTCCTAATTTCTTTTATTGAACCACCTATTGTATAAGCAACAAGAGATGTGCTTCCTTGAAAATATTCAACTTTGTAAACACCATCAGTAGAAACGTATACTGGAACATAAGCTTTTTCTCCTTTCTTTACATAAAAATTAGTGTTTGATGCTAAAAAAGTATTACTTAGCGATGGGTTGATTCCATCTTTAAAGTCTCCATATGCTGAAAATGCCAAAACACGCTTCTCAAGCGGATTTGCATCTGTAGCTGTAGAATTATCAGAAAAGGTAAAAGTCCTTGTCGTTTTAAAGTCTACCCATACATTTTGAATTATGTTTTCATAATCACCAGTAAAATTTATATCTATGTAATCTTTTATAAGCTCAGACACCTCAAATATAATTATATCTTGAGAGTTTAATTTAGATTTAGTAAGGGTGTATTGTGGTGTTGAAGGTAGTTGACCAGCAACCCCTGTGTATATGTAAATTTCTAAAGTAGCTTGTGATATTGTTGCCATAATTTTTTTGTCTAAAGTTTCACCCCTCCATACGCATAACTTTGTATGTTTATATTAAATCTATTGGTGTCTGTTGAATTAGAAACAGTTCTGGTTGTTGTATTATAAATAAAACTATACCTTATTCCTGTGGTAAAGTAATGACCTACCCCTCCTATTTGTAATACTTCGGTAGTGAATCTACTTGTAGCCCCATAAAAGCTAAATGTACCTTGATAAAAAGGATATGCAAACTGATATTCGTTGGCGGTTGTGTTTCTGAATATTCCTGTGCTATAAAAAAATAATTGTGATATATAGATATCAGCATTCCAATCATTCAAATCCCAGTCTAGCTGTAATTCTATTGTGTTATTGCCAGAGACGAAGGATGAGTTATCTACAATAATAGGAGACTGACCAAAAGACTGAACGTTTGAAGCCCATTCTAATCCAGAGATATTACTAAATATAATGGTTGGAGTTACACTGCTACCTATGTTAAGAGCAGCAGGACTTATAGTCTGTATAAGTGATCCGCCAACATAAACTTTTAAAGATGGTGATGCAGGAAAAGAGCTGTAAGTGTTGCCAAATGAAATACCTAAGGTTTGTGAACCAGTCAGTAAATTTGTGTTGGTTGGAGTAGTAGAAGGTAAGGAGAATGATGCTTCTGATGCTGCGGTTTCAGCAGGACAAGTCATTGATAACTGATATTGGTCTGTTTGTAATGGCGCTTCAACTGTAATACTTAGGGTAGCTGCGGCATCTGTAGACTTAACTATATCAATAGTACCCTGAGCAAAAGCTCCAGAAGTTAATCCTGTTAATTCTGACGAAGAAATACCTTGGTCAATTAAGTCTTGCTCATGTTCATCTCCACCTAAAAAACCCCTATTTACAGCAGATTCTCCTGAGACTTGAGTAGTTATTTTTACTGGTTTGTATATAGTGTAGTTTATTGTGAAAGTACCACTTCTATTAGTCATGTCCACCTGATATATTCTAGTGCCAACATCTTCACCAACGTTAATCTGCCCTCCACATGCTAATGGTTGCGTTAATGTTGCTGGTGGGTTATATTCACTTGGAAGAGGTTCTACTGGTGTGGAATCACTTGAGCTGGTTGGTGCGCCTGTAGAATCAAATGTTAAATAATACGGACTTCTAACATTGATTTTTTCGACTTCTCCTGTTGATGTTGCCATAACTATTCTTGTTTAAGTATAAAATCTTCTCCTTGTTTAATAAATCCTAATCTGGTAAGTATCTCTTCGTGATTTATATGAACATCTTCAACTATAGGTTGTTCAATAGCGTTAATCTTCTCCATAGCCTTATTGATAGCATCATCAATAAAGTTAGTAGGCTTCATGCCTTGAGATGATAACTTTTTCTTTATTTTACCTGCTACATACTTTAATGATGCAGGAGTCTGTTCTATTAGTTTGCCAGTTTCTAAATCCCTGAGTCTAGCTTTTCTCCTTACCCAATCTGTAAGATGATCTATATCAGCTTTTACCTTCCCTCCTTTATCAACTTTTTCCAGATAACTCAATCCACTTATTAAAAACCTATGACCAAGTGTAAATCCCTTAGTGTTCATTTTTGGAAACTTAGATGAGGTTTTGAGGGTTTTTCTTCCTTTGCCTGAAAAATCTATGGCTGAAGTAATATTTCTTGTCCCATAAGCTCCGCTATAAGTTCTTGTTCTTTTACGACCTATTTCTATTTGAATCAGCTTTTTTAACCTCTCTGTAAAAGAAGCCATGTATTTCTGTGTATTCTTGAACTTACTTACTAACATGATGTGCCAGTTGAATTTATTATTTGTATATCATTATTTGCCACCTGAACACTCAAAGATAGAGACCATCCTGTAAACAGAGATTCCATTCTATCCTCGAATAATGTAGCAGAAGCAGATTCGTTAAGCTCAAATCCATCACTTTCTAAACCACCTCTTCTTAGAGAGCTTTGCAATCCATTGATAACACTTAGCATGGTGTTTAGTATGTCTTGTTTATTGTCCATACCAAGGTGAGGACTAGATGTGGATTGCTTATCAGATTTAGTTTCATCAACAACATCCATTGCAAGTATTGTTAGAGAGAAGTTCATGAAATGCTGTTCAAAAGCTACCTCATTTACTATGATGTGTGCCAAAGGAAATATAGTATGTTTTGACAAGTCTACTTCAAATATGTCTCCAGTTGTAACTGTATTTATACTTTCGTTACCATTGAGATAACCAAATATAGAATCAATAAGCTTATAGTAACTTTTCATTTTCCTTTATATGATTTTTTTATCATGGCTTGTTCTAATTCTGTTTTTTCTTTCTCAAACACCAATAAATTTAGACATTTGAAAAGGGGTTGTGAGGTAATACTGTCAAATTTGAGTATATCTCCTCCGCTAAGTTTGTAAATTGAGCTAAACCATCCCCATCTAGAGGAGAAGTTTGATTGGGCTGAGAAATCTTGCTCTTGTCCTTCAAGGTCTTTTCCATATAATTCAGGGTAGCCTTCGACAATTCCATCCCTAAATCGTAAAAAAAAACCATAGCTCCCATAGCAATGCCAAGTGGCATTTCCTTCATCATGTGTTGCATTTCTTCTTTAGCTGTATAAGGAGCTATAGTATAACTTTCATTTTTTTGGTAGTTTACAGGTCTATACAATACAGACATGGCGATATGTAATTTTTGCCAATCAGAAATATTATTCTCAATGTCTATATATTCCCCTAGAGATATTTCATCTAACTTAGGTATAAACCCCATCTTTATATCATAAAATTCAAATAAAAGTTTGTGTTCTGGCTTTTCTTCAAAAGCATCTCTAAGAACAGTAAGTATTTTATCATATTCCTTCAGTGGTATAGTCTGAACTTCATTTAAGGGTATTTTGCAAAATATCTCAATTAATTTTTGATTTATGAACTCATTTGCATTTTCATTACCTTGCTTCTCTACAACCTTCATGTACTTCTGATAGTCACCTAAGCTGATGTCATACAGAGAAGATGGCACTTGTATTTCTCTCAATGTTTTTCTCATATTAAATAAACTTAAAATTACTTTTTTGTACTAAATGACTTAAAATATTATAACTGCATCATTGGCACATAAATATTAAACTATATATATTTATATTAATATAAGATTCACATATATTTATATTCACCTATATAAATATTAGTTAACTTATATTTATATATAAACTTTATATACAAGAATAGATATATTAATATTATGCCTATTTGACACTTGGATTATTTTTTCTGTATATCGAGCAGTAAAGTTCCCTTATTTTGGCACTAGATTCCTTAGGACTATACCTGACATCGCTGATTACCTTCCAGTTCTTTTTCTTAAAGTCCGATGTAAAGTTCTTAACTTCTATTTCTATTAGATAATCTTTTTCACCTTTCTTCTTTGGTACATGGTATATCCTAATACCATTCTCTAAACACCAACTCATGCACTTATCTGGATTCATGTATGCGAATGTAATTATAAATCTTTACAAAACAAATGTCACATGGAGAATGTTGTCTGTGGAGAGAGTAGGTTAATGTATCCCTAGCCGTCAAAAACACACAGACCCAATACCTAAATAAATAAAACTTAATATAAGGCTTTCTAAGGGCTTTATTTTTTTGACTGGACATATACCATTAAATATATTAGATTGTCCATCTATGATACCTTAAAATGCAAACGAAGCCAGCTATTTAATCTTTTTTACCATTCGATTTACTGACAATCAATTACTTATCAAAATATAGGATATAAAAAAACCGCCCATTTAGAGCGGTTATATTTAATTAATTAGTATTTAAATTTAATTTTCCTGATCAAATCTATTAGATAGTTGTTCCCAGCGTTTTAGATCGTCATAGTATAGTTGCCAATAAAAATTACAAATTTGTTTTAATTCCTTTTTACTTTTTCTGTTGTATTCAAATTGTTCTTTATTTGCCATTGTGTTGATCTTTTATATATTTTCTAAATAGTTTTAAAGCGTCTTTAGTTGTGTAATCAATGTATTGATGTGAGTAAAAATTACCTTTATATATCGTTGATAGATATTTTAAAGATGGGTAATAATTTACGCAAATATCGTTATAATAAGTAGTTTTTAAAGGTTCATAAAAACAGTCCATAGTTTTAATTATTTAAGTTAGTATTTAGATTTTCCATTGTTAGAATATTGCAACCAGCTTTTACCAGCTTATTAAAATAGTTATCAAAATGATAAAGACTTCTAAACCTTTTAATTTTAGTTATCTTTTTTCCGTTTTCCATTGTGTAAAATATTTTTTTAGTGAATTCCATATTAATAGTTTTTATAAGGTTTTAACCTGTTTTGATAATTAGCTCTTTTATAATTTCTATGTAGGTTATGAAATAGCGTGTATTGAGCATGGAACAGCATATCCATTCCACAGCCCGGAATACTACCATTTGGACTAACCCCAGCCAATTTTAAGAGTTTAGGGTCTCTAATTGTTCTAAGCTCATTTTTATAAACATAGGCAAGTTTTATTTTTCGACTCATTCCAGAGCGAGAAACAGAAACCACACCCGCATAAAATCGACCATTTAAAAGTGCGTTTTTTATCCTGTTCAATTCTTTTAATGTATAGTCAAAATCTCTATAATTTCCTGAGCTTATTTTTTGAGCTATTTTGTAAATGTGTTTTGTACTGTTCATTGTTTACAGGTTTTAAAGGTTAGTAATAATTTGATAAAATAACCATGTGAAAAAACATGGGATAAAAACCCTATATAAAAATAGGGTACTTAATTTGTCGATAGTGTTTACTACTTTGTTTTGTTGTTTTGTGTTCATTGTTTTAAATTTTAGTTAGTAGTTGATTTTAATTTACTCATAAATTTATAAGCACTTGTTTCGTACTTAAAAGATTTTACCACTGGTTGCTTTTCATGGTGGGTACAATCTATTACCTCAAATTTTTGAGTTTCACTGTTGTAAAATACATAATAATTTTTTCGCATTGTTTTAAATTTTAGTTAATACTTAATTAATGTTTACACCCGTAAAAGTAAAAATTTAAATGACAAATACGACACATGGAAATAAGAAAAGGTAAATTTTAACAAAACTTTAACATATTAATTATTATGTCAAATAGAAAGCTTTGACCAGAAAAAAACCCCCGAAATTGGGGGTATTGAATTTATGGGTATTGAATTGTCAGGGTATTAAATTTACACCTATTGAATTTATGGGTCACTAAATTCTAACCTAATAGATTCACAAATCCTGTCGATAATAAATTCTCTGTTGTCTAAAAATATATCCTCAAATGCTTCCATATCACTTGGGGGTTGCATGTTTTGAACAACCAGTTCTCTAAACTCATTTATGATATTTCCTTGAGTCATCTCTATAATCTTTGGTACTTCCTCTTCCCAAAAGATTTCTTCTGTGGTTGAATTATTCATTTTATATCGTAAAGTGTATCACAAATTTTATTGTAATGATCCTCAGCATCCTTTTGATTTTTTCCATCAAGCATTGAAGCCACCAGTATAGATATTATCTGCTTTCTCCCATTTTTTGGCAAATCTATAGACAGTTTAACTATATGTTGTACTGTATAGGATGGCACATTCTCATCGAGAAACTTCTCTAGATTACGATATTCTTTTTTATATTTTTTTTCTTTTACTTTATCCATGTCTTATGATTTTAAACTCCAAATATTTCTTATCTGCTGAACAGGATCAATCCTATCAACCATATGACTAGCTTCCATGAACTCAGTCATTCTTTCCCCTCCTGATAAAATATATCTCAAAGTTCGTTTCATTTCGTTCTGTTGATCTGGTGTTAGGTCTTTATAAAACCTAGTTACCTCTAATCTTGCGAATACTACTTCTTTATTTGTTGCCATTGTATTTTATTTTAAAATCGTTAAACTGTTCTTCTACATACTCTTCTGGATCACTACAATAAAGCAATGACTGATTAAGTATTTCTCCATGATCTATCACAGAGTATTTGTAACTAACATCGAAACCTCTGTTATCCATAATTGATATAATCCTTTCGTTTTTGGTGTTCGTGTACTCCCAAACCATATAAGATTCATTATCCAACATGATTTCAGTTTCCATTAACTGAGTGCTTGTTATTACTTTCGTCATGATTACTTTAATTGTAGTTTTGTTAGTTCATTTTTTATCATAGTTATTGAATCATCAATATATTCAAGTTTATGGTTTTCATCTTCAAAATCATCGCTTGTTACTGAATCTTTTATTTCATTAAGTAAATAGATAATTTCATCTCCACATTCACCAAGTTGCATTGCGTCTAATAAAGTCATAATTATTTATTATTAAAGTTAGTATATTTTTTTCCAGCTATCTTAATCCATTGAAGTGTATTGAAGTTGATAAACTTGTAAGACTGTTTATCCATATCAAACACAGGGATAAGTTTTTTCTTTACAGGATCAAAAGCAAGTGATCCACCTTTAAGATGCTTAACTACTCCAGTCCTAGCTTTCATAGTTCTTACAGTACCATCCTTCTTGATAAACTCAGCAGAGAATACCTTTCCGTTTGATACCTTGTTCAGAATTTGTTCTAATGTAATAGTCATAATTGTATTGTTTTAATGAGTCACTAAAGTAGCAATAAATCTCCATGTGACAAAACTAACACAAACTTTAACAAAACTTTAACATTTCAATATAATGAAAAAAGGGCAACATCTCTGTCACCCTTTAGAAAGCTGATAGTGTACCCAAGAACTTTGTCAGCTTAATTACTTTCAATCATTTGATGCACTGCAGACCACTTACAAATGTGTTCTTCAAATGGCTTAACAAATTTTTCGTTTCTAATTTCAATTAAAACATCCCCAAAAATTGTAAAACCAAAAAAGCTACTAGCTACTTTGTTTTTTGGTGACTTTGCTCCAATCGCATTTTCATGGTATACAGCCAATACATCATCTGTACTTTTAGATGCTCTTTTACCAATTAAACCACCAACCAATTTTTGTTTTTCTTCAAGGGTATTGGCTTCTATATCTAAGATAATATCCCCATTACTTTTAATTAAATTGAATCTTTCGAATTTTTCTAGGTATTAAATTATGTAGCAAAATTGCTGACACAAACATACAATGATTTTTCCATGTGACAAATATTTTAACAAAACTTTAACATTTTGATTATGTGTAAAAAAAAAGAACCACTCCGAAGAGTGGCTCAAACTAATTACTAACTAAAACAATTTCAATGAAAAAACTAATATATTTATTAAAAGTAAAGAAATTTCATGTCTAAGATATAAAATATTTTTACAATACCAAAATTATTTTACAATATACATTCCTTTAGGCACTGAACGAGTAAGCATATATTGAACTGCGTATCGAAGGCTGTCAATCAAATGGTTGTAGGAATCAATCGGTTTTATACCATTGATAGCCCAAGAATAGTTATTGAACTCTTTGACTAAGTTCTCTCCATCTACATTTATCGTATAGTCTTGCATAAGTGCAATACCAGATAAGATACTACCTTTCTTTTTTATCGTGGGACTTAAATTAAGACCTCTGGCTGACAATTCGGCAATTAAGCGTGGCTCAGAGTTATCGCAGATTATTAGCTCCTTTCCTGCGTGTCTGATGCATTCATCATATAGATTAGAAGTAACCAATCCTTTTTTATACAGATATTCTTTTGCCCATATTATTTTTCTATCTTTATCGATTGCTACTCTTACAAGAGCCGAACTGTCTCGTGAGAATCCCCAGTCCAATCCCCATGCCTTTAAATCTATATCCTCATTAAATTGTCCAACTTGCCAATCGGTAAAGACAACACCCTCTGCTCTTTGTAACCAACCTCCCATTATCTGATGCTTAAATTTATCAGGTCTACGAACTTTCATCGTCTCAACCTGCTTGACAAAAGAGTCACTTAGGTGTGATAAATTGTCCATGTAAGTGGTATGTATATAATTCACATTTTCCTTATGACCATTAAATCCATCTGGAATATCTCTGTTCTGATAAAACCTCTGGTAAATCCAATGTTCTCTTGTAGTAGGGTTTAGAATTAACAAGCATCTGTTCTTTACACCCTTGGCACGAATAGAATAATCAATCTTGTCAAAGCTCTCTTCATCAGTAAGCTCCTCTGCTTCATCCAGCACAAAGGTATTTATACCACTGATAGATTTAAGCTTTGCAGTCTGGTCTCCACTTGCAGTTCTGATACCAGAGAAGTATATTGAACTCCCTGTTAGATTGTTTATGATTTCAGTCTTTGTGATACTGAATTGATTGGCAACCCCCATAAGTTCTAGCTTCTCTATAAACTCAGGAATGATACTCATACCCGCAGAGGTCATAGTAAATCTAGTAAATAGAACTTTATTGTTTTTCTCATAAGTAAGCAGTACAAGAAACACTGCTACTGCAAAAGATTTTCCAGAACCCCTACCTCCAGTTATAACATTATACCTAGTGTCACTTTTGAAAAGAGATTGGTATTTCTCATTAAGCTCAACTTTCTCCATATTCTTTGTATTGATACAAAATGCTTTTCTTTATCAGATAAGCAGTTTTTTGTTTTGTATCTCCCTTTCCTATAAAATTTACAGGCACTAATTTATTGTCATTTATACAATCCCATATTCTATCAGGTTTTATTACTACAAAACCATAACCATCATAAAACATCCAATACTTCGCCTTAGTCACACATAGAGCAGACTTTGTTCCATTAAATGCTATTTCTACTACAATATTACCAGTATACTTAGATTTTTCATCAAACTTAACTTCAATGCCAACTTCTAACTCTGGAACGTAAATATCCCAAAACTTATTGTATCCATCAATGATATAAGCACTAGGATATTTTGTGTGGATTAAATCTAAAGCCATTCGCTCCACTTGCTTTCCTCTTTTTAAGTCAGACCAAAATGTATCAATCATTCTTCTAGTTTCTCTGGCTCAGGGGTTATATCTATAGTTTTAGGTTGAGAAAAGTCTATCACTGGAATATTTATTTTAGTGTCTATTTTAAGTTCCTGTTGCTCTTTCGGTCTACCATATCTATATTCTAACAACCACTTCCAGTGTTGAACTGATCCTCCCTTGGCAAGTTTTGCTACTTCTATCCAAGCCTTTTCCTCGCTTCCAAACGCTTTTTTCATAGCGTTAAGGGTCATACCATTAATATCCATATTGGCGGTCTTACGAGGTCTCCCTTGACCTCTAGAGACCCCTTTGACAGCTCCGTTGTTACGTCTGCCATCAACTTTCTTATTCATTGGTCTTTTTCCCTGCTCACTCATACTATTCTATAAAAAATGCGATGTATGCATAAAATATAACACCGCAGATAACTAATGTTTTTAACATCATAACTGTTGAATTTTGTTTTTTAGTTCTTTGTTTTCTGATCTTAGATTTATCCTATCATGAAGTATAAAATCTAAATATTCTTCTCTACTTTTATTTTTAGCTCCTAAGTCTCTTTTTACCCTCCTATAAAGGTATATGTATTTATCTTCACCCCACTCAACTAAATTAGCAAACTGCCTTATACCATAAAGTGCAGTAGCATGATCTCTGTCGACAGATTCAGCTATCTCTCGTAGTGGCTTTTGTGTATAATCTCTACACAATTTAAAATACACCATTCTACAGTATACAATATGTCTTTCCCTCGATCTTGTGGATAAATCTGATTCTATATATTTTTCTACAAGTTCCTTTATTCTAGGAATAGTTGAGATGAAGTTCGTCCTTTTTTGTTTCTTCATACGCTTCTAAAATGCCTTGACAACATTCGTAGTGTTCGTTTTCTTCGTAAAAATCCAAAAGATGAGATATTTCATTCTCTGAGATTAATCCTGAACGGATAAACCCCAATGCATCTCTATAACACTCTTCTTTTGAAATATATATCATATCATGCCCTCCAAGCAAAAGTCATAAACCTCTGCCTGTTTTTCAATAAAGTATTTATTAAATCTTTGAATCGCCATCCTGCAATCTTCCATAGCGTTTTCATACGATTTATCAGATACCTTATACAATCCAAGTCTACCATCTCTCTTATCAATGGCAATAAAAGTAAAATTATCTTTAGGTATTCCAAATAACTCGCAGTAGATATAACATTGGATGTCGTATCTAAATCTTTTTGCTTCCCAGTAAAATCTATCAATATCACTTGTGCTTTTTAAATCTATTATATAATCCGATCCCAATGCATCTGCTTTAGCTCTAAATGGTACTCCAAATAGATTGCCAATGGTTGGAACTTCTTTCTCGGTTTTATCTAATAAACTTTTTGCTCTTGAATTGTTATGGAAGGACATGCCCATTTTCTGTACAATACCAACCTCTTTTTTTGTGAAAACCCTGACATTCTGGTCTTTATATTTTTCTACTGCTTCTTTATATTTTTTAGTCTTTCTATCTTGAACATCTACCACTACTTGACTTTCATAAAGGTGTGGCTCTAATATTGCCAAATGGAATAACCAACCAATATCTAAGTTCACCTGATTACTGTTTTCTTTACCAGTAACTGAGTCATAGTAACTCATAGGTGATATAAGAAGTTTTTTTATTGAACTGCTTGACAAACAGTATTTACCAAGATGACCATAATAGAACGAATCATCTTGCATTTTTTCTAGTAGCTCTTGTTTATCCCAAAGGCTTCTGTCTAGTAGTCTTATTTTTTCTTCTTTCATTCTTTTTTTGATATTCGTATTCTTGTTCCATCCAATGTAATTCTGCTCTTTGTGATTCAGTAAACCACTCTTGTTCCATGAGTTCTTTTGTCTTTCCCATTATGTTATAAAATTTAAGAGTTTAACAACTAAATATTTTGATCTGGAGACTAAAAATTTTATTGGTTTGATAAGTATAATAGTAAAAAATAATTCAATAAACTGAAATATGTAATGAATTATAGTAATAATTACCACTGACAAAATTATAGGTATGTTTAAAAATGATCTTAATAATCTCATTTCTTTTGTCTGAATCTATCTTTAAATATAGTCTGGCAAACTGCAAACCTTTGGTTTCTGTCTGGGTATTCAGAAATCATCTTCGCATTGTTCATGCATCTCTTGTTGAAATCTACTTTTGTTTCGTACTGCTTTGGTTTTACTAATGGCATAGTTGTAATTTATTTTATAATTATTATCTACTGAATTATTCTGAAACCAAATCTTGTTTGGAATCTTCTTCATATTTGTCATATACTTTTCTAAGTTTATTTAGTATCTCATTTTGAAAACAACTACCACAACTATATACTTCACTTCTGGCATTAAATACTCTGTTAAATATATCGGTGATATGTTTTCTAGTGTTATATGTCACAGTGTTGATCTTTTGCTTAAAAAAGTTATCTAAGTAAATAAATTCATCTTCGTTGAGACATTCTACTCTGCTATAAGGAAACATCTCATTGAGATATTCTTTTCTTTTATCGCAACCGCAGTCCTCACCAAGAAGCCAGTGAACTGCTTTCTTTATTCCAGTTGCTTCAAATACTTTCTCTAAAGTATCTCCAAGACCTTTACTTGGAGTCTTTGTACTTTTTGTAGAGGTTTTCCGTCCTTTTTTTAACTTCTTTTTTGGCATAACTTAAAGTGTCAAATATTGATTTTAAACTTATTTTGGTTTGATCTGATATCTCTCTCATACTCATATTTTTATGAAAGTATATCTCCCACATCTTCTTATCGTACCAATACCAATTAGTAACAATAGATTCAATTTCATTTATTAGATTATCAAAATTACTTTCTTTTTGTTCAAATATTTCTTCTAAATCTTCATCATAACTTACTAACTCAGTTCCCATGATCTCTACATGATTCTTAGGTGATGGCAAATGAAAACCATCTAGAAATAAATTTTTTATAGTATTATATACATACATCTTATTAACTTGATCATTTACTATAACTGCATCGTATTTATTTTTTCCTAAGATACAAAGTTTTAAATACATCTGTTGTACAAGCTCATTTGCCTGTTCATCAGAACCACATCCTAAAGACTTTGCCATTTTAATCCAAACATTGTGTTCTTTAGCCAAACGATCTATTAATTTTTCTCTTGCCAATAGTGAAATGAAAATCCAATTATAAAAAACATTATTTGAAATATATGTTCTACCTCATCTGGATTCTCTTCTCCATCAAGGATATTATTCCAATAATTAACACCCACCATACAACCATAAATTGGAAATAACTGAAAATACATATTAAACTGATTTTATTGTTGCTTCTATTCTAGAATTACCTTTCTCTACTCCCATATACCTTGCTGATAAATTCTTAACTATGCTAGTATCATCGGCAAGTATACAACCTCTTACAACCATGGCATCCTGAAAAAACTTATCTACAACACTCACTACATTCATTAAATCTCTAACTCTTTTATCTGGTGCATAGTAATCATAATGTATCGACACCTCTCCATCAAATTTAAAATGAAGCATATGTTGTATTGCCAAAGAATAATTTCTTTTAACGTTGCTGTTTACATAGTGATGCCAGTTTCTATACTGGTTTAGATTCAATTGTATTTTTTTTTTGCCACTAAATGAAAATGTTGGCAAACTAACTTTTACTTCTTTGCTCATCTATCTGAGTAAATGGTGTGTGATTATTAAACATATACCTCTGAGTTCTAACATCAAAGTGTATACCATGTATTTCTTGTGGCATACCTACAAGCTTTTGTTTTTTTATCTTTTGACTACCAAATATTACCGAAGTATCTGAGAAGTCTAATGCTCTATTAGGTCTCCATATAAACATAACATTGTCTGCCTTATCGCTAAAAGTACCACCACCTTTAATTCTATTTACATCTGGCTTTATATATCTACCATTATCATCCTTTAAAGGTGTTACTTGATGAGCCACTAAGTGTATTGAAATATTATAGTCCAATGCAAATCTTTTAAGCTCACTCATAAACCTAGATATATATAAATCCTCTCTTTCTCCTTTAGTCATCTTGTGCTGAACTGTATTATATGGGTCTATAATCAGACTTCTAATACCTTTTGTCTTAACTAAAAACTTAGCACGACTAAATATATTATCTAAGGTAAAATCTTTTTTTGGATATATAAGAAAAAAATGCTTCCTAACAAAAGCCATTGCTTTTTTATAAACCTTAATACTCATGTGATTATTCTTATAATATGGATCAGCAGACATCCCTACATACATTTCTATTATATCATTGAAATAATCATTCATTGGCATATTCTCTGGTGAAAAAACTCCAAACTTCCATGAGTCATGATAGGCTTTTAGGCACGATAATTGATTTAAAAACATGCTTTTTCCTTCATTTTGGTATCCTGTCCATATATTTACCTCACCATTTCTCCATGTCCATGCGTGATCTATCTGCTTTACATAAGTAGTTGTACCCCTTTCTTGACCATTGAAATATCCATCTAACATACTCTCTTCAACGTCATCTAAAGAAAAGATACCCTCTATTTTAGGCGATATAGCCATTTTAAGACGTTCTCTGAGACTTTCTATACCTTCATGGACTAACACCTCATTGGCATCTTTATAGGGCTTTAAATCGACTAATAAGCATTTTTCAGCACCAAACCTTCTTACTAGCTCTCTTTCTAAGTTTCTACCATTATCATCTTCATCTGTAGCTATGTAGATATATTTAGCTTGTTCAAAGACATGATAGCAGTTAGTGATACATTCAAGTTTCTTGTCTATAGATTTGTCGCTTGGATTAGGAGCACCCATATTAACAGATGTATGGAAACTAACACCTGCCACTTCCCATGATAAGGAATCTATCTCACCTTCACATATTACTATAGATTCACTATTGGCACAGTTATCATAATTGTAAATGACAGGCTCTGCATCTTTGCTTTGTGTAAATGTTTTTCTTTGTATTCCCCTAGCTTTATAGTTTACTATTTCTTTTTTTACGATGTAAGGAAAAACAATAGTATTTTCATTTATAGATTGAATTTGATTATTATCTATTACTTGATCTGTTATACCTCTTGAATTTAAAAAGTCTCTTCCTTTGTCGCTTAAAGGTTTTAATTTATTTTTTTGTGGCTTCTTATACATGTTAAATTTAGATTCTACCTTCTTACTTAGTTTTCCGCTCCAACCACATTTATGGCAATTAAAAACCCCTAGATTAGCATTTACTGATAAACAGGGGTCGTTATAATTCTGTTTGCCCAACCGAAAGCAGTTTGGACATTTTACTTTTTGTTGTTCTCTATTGCTCTTTAAATCAATACCTAAACTTGAGAAAGTACCATTGACTATCATATATTAAGCTAGGTATATTTATTTTTAAGTATATATAGTTATATATAATGTTCTGCCATCTTGGCATGTGGAGAAACGTAAAGTTTTCTTTCTTTTCCATAATGACCATTAGATATAGTTACTCTTTTTATGTAACCTGCATCTTCTAACTTATTTAACATCCTATATAAAGTTCTAACTTTTATATTCAAAGTCTCACAAAAAGAATTGTTAGATGCATAGCAATAACCTTTCTTTTTACTTAGTGACACTATCATAGAGAATAAAGCAGCTTCTGAGATAGTCAGTGTACTATTCATTAGTGCTAAATTTATATTTAAGTATCTTGACTTAGCCATATTTACCAAGGTAGTCCATCTCCACCAGATACGCTATCTGTAGATTGATCATCTTTTTTTACTGGTGTATATTGATCTAAAGTTATTGTATGGGTTTGTCCATACTGGGTAGGACTTTTAAGTTTAGATATTGTAGCTCTAAGATATTTCTTACCTTTATAATCTACAAGGTTTTCTTTAATAACATTTTCTTCTAAACTGAAATTAATCATTCCATAGTTACCTACTTCTTTTCCGTAACCTAAATACACTTTTTCTTTGTAATCACTCATAATATTAAATTTATAATTATACTTTCTTAAAATCTTCCGATTCATCTTCTCCAAAGACACCAAGCTCGTAAAAACCTGTCATCTTTAAAACCACTCTGGACATAGCCCTTTTCTCTGCCATCTCCATGACATACCATGTCGTACAATTCCCATCCATGTGAGTCTTACCTTTTAAGGCTGAACCAAAGGATTGAATATTAGCACCACCTTTACTGGCATAAGCCTGAACTACTGCAAAATTAGGTTGCGACATTATAGCGGTATACTCGATTTGAATATTCTCTATAGCTTGTATCTTATCAATACCAGCTCTAGTTATTATCATGTAATGTTTGTGCTTGAAAATATCATCAGCAGTAAGCTGATATTTTTTGTAAAGTTTAGCTAGTTTTTCTCTTTCCATAAATTTAAGTTTCTACAAAGATATAGAAATATCTCTAACTGCCAAAAAGTTACATGGAATTATTCAGATGTAGGATCACCATTCATTAGATTTGTTTTCTGCTTACTGCCCATAGAACTGCCAAAATAGTATCCTATAACTTGTGTAAAAGCAGCTACTACAGCACCAAACCCCATGTCAAATAATCTTTGTGATTCTTTAGGTATTTCCCAAAGACCAATAGCTCCTGCTATAACTGCTACAAAACTTAAGGTGATACCCCAACCTACAGTCTTAAATAGTATATCGTTAGACCCTGAAGCGACAGCAGCCATCTCTCTTTGTCTGGCACTAGCTCTATCAGCAACCTCAGCTTCATAGGCTTCAAGTATTAACTCTTGTGCTTTGATTTTATCTTCTGTAGGAGCATTTGAGGTCTTTATGGATTCAATGACCTGCTCTATATTCATGTTGCCCTGTATGAGATTGCCAAGTGTTGGATTTATAAGCCCTACACTAGCCTTTAGTATTTTACCTACAGTAGTCTGTCCAAACTTCTTTTTTGCCAAAACAATAATTTGGTGGCTAATATAACAATAAAATTCTAATGATTTATTTAATCACCTATACAAAGAGTCTGTCCTACTGTTCCGCTAATATGTCCAGATGACGTTAGCGTCTTTTGTTTCATCAGAGTCCACATGGATAAATGTCTTGGCAATACCAATCCTATTGAATCCTGCTTTGATGAGGGCTTCAGTGATAATCCATCTTTGTCTTGAACCTTTGACAGCAAGGTCTGCCGCTTTGCCAACGATATGTGATGAGTTCGGTTTTCCTCCAACTTCGTAATTATGTTCGATTGACCGCCACCCAGAGTTGATTTCAAAGGGAATCCCTGCAATTTCACGAGCGTTGTCGAGCATTGCAAGGAACTTAGTATCCATAAACTCACCAGAATCAGAAACATCTGGAGATGCAAATTCTTCATGTTTAAAATATTTAAGATTCATCGCTACATTCGTTTTTACATCCACACTTACCAGATTTACAGTCATCATATTGAAGCGTCTTGTTAAGTAGTAGCCTGTCTATTGTATCATCTTGTAATTTTATAAGCATACCTTCAAGCATGTCTTTTGCTTGAACAAGCATCTCAATCTTCATCTCTAGATTGCTTATTTTTTTCTTAGCAGATTCTAAATCGTCAGGATTACGACCAGTTATGGAAGCTATTACCATAGCGATTGAAGCAGCTATCATACCTATCAAAGTATTTACTATTTGACTATTCTGTTCAGGTATAGTATATTTAGTAAGATAGTATAGGATAATAATAACAAGAAAGAAAACAATTAAGCTTCCCACATAATGTCTTATATCTTTAGCTACTCCGTTGCTTGGCATCTTCATTTTTTCAAAGCTTTTATTATTTGTATAATCGTAAATGTCAAAGTTGCACCCATTACAAGCATTTGTAAATAACCATTAATCTCACTTACACTAAATGCCAAAGCGAATAGGTTTGCTGCGTATAGTCCAAATATCTTCAAATCTTCCATTTTATTTAAATGCCATATATATGTACGTGTCTCCCGATTTATTTATATGTACTTGATTTGCAGAATTTGTTGTAGTTCCCCTTCTTACCGCAAAACCATCTGTGATAAGATTTGCAGTTCCAAATGAAGTTGGACTGTTTCCATTTTCAGCAAAGTTTTCGTTAGGATATAAGTTATGTGCATCACCCCTTCTTGAATCTACAATTTGCCAATTACTTGAAGCGCTATCAATATTTTTTGTTAGCACAAAAGAAGGGTTAAATCCCAACCCTGTTATTTGTTTACTAAAATCATCTGTACCATCACCCTCATAAGTACCAATTTTACTATATCCTGTAACTGAATGCCAACAGTAGGCAATAAAATTATTTGTTGAATTAGTTTCAAAATGATTACC